AAGTCTATAACTCGAAGAGGCAATGTAAGCGTTGCTGCTGGAGTAGAACCATCAATCGCATTCTTAGATTTCTTGATGGAAGTAGATCCGGCGGTTTGTACAACACCGACGTTTAAACCACGGTCTGTGGTATTCATTGCTTCGTCTGCCTGCATTTGTAACACGACATTCGGATCGTCTAGGACATACGCCACTGCGTCTGTTGCTGCGTTATCCGCAGGCCACATGTCACTAAACGTCTTCTGTCCACTTGTTGGATCCGTATAAGCACAACCCATAAAAACTCCCACAGAAGCCAAGGTAGCGGTTCCGGCATCCTTCTCAACTGTACCGTTTGCTACAAGCTTGACAAAATCACCGTTAAAAATAGCGGTGTTATATGTGGTAATTATCGGTAAATGACGCACCATGCCCGTAAACGAACCTGCTGCGCTTGTAGTACCAATGGGTCTGGCTCCATACGGTGCTGCTGAAGTAGCCATAATTATTTTCCTATTTGCTAATTAATTTAAAGCATCTAGCGACCTCCGCCGCCAAATGCTACACGAGTTTTACGATCAGGCGCAAGAACTGGCATCCGGGGATCGTTCTCACGCATATAATTGTTGTCAACGGCTTGCATCTGAGATTCAGCGTGAGCCTTGTAATAGGCCCGGCGCTTATCAACCATTTCTAATGGTGCCTTGCAGAGCAATAACCCACCGACTTCAATGCCACCTTTCTGAGCCCAGTCCGATTTATGATCACTCATAATTTGTAGTTCTGGATGGTCTTCGGATTTCACTGGTTCCCAACCTTCACGAAAGCGTTTTGACACATTCATGTTATCTAGGTTGCCAACCATTGCTGTTCTTATCCAGCGAAAGACCCACCCATCTTGCGGTGCAGGATCAGGTAAAATAGATGCAGGTTCCCAAGCTTTATCTCTTTCATCGGTTTCCCGACTGTCGAGATTTCTTGGCTCCCGTGGAGCGCGTTCATCAGCCATTATAAGTGTTCTCCTTGATAAGCTGTGTTGCATACTGCTGAGGGGTTAGCCCCAGTGTTTTCGCGAGTGCAACTTGTGTTTGTGTCAATGTAACTTTGCGTGGAGCCGCACCACTATTTCTGGTGGCCGGTGCAACCACGGGACTCGCCCTACGGCGAGGTGCAGGATCGACAACCACTTGCCTTTGCAGGCTTGATTCGTCGTTCCCGAAGTAATTGGGAAATACATCCCGCATACGTTTATCTACTAATTGATAATATTCTTGGGTATTAGGGTCAACACCATCCTCACCTACTAATTTCTCATGAACCCCATATGCAAAGCTTGTCATCTCTTTGTCACTACCGAACCATTCGTTTTTCTCTGACCACTCCACAGCCGCCGGATCAGCCTGAACCTCTGGTGCTGGCTGTTGTTGCTGTTGTTGTTGCTGTTGACGTTGTTGGGTCATCACCTCCTGCTTCCAATTATCTAAAACTGCTTGAGAGACATTACCTGATGAAGCTTCTCTTAGCTGTGCATTAGTCAGTTCTTTCTGTGTAGCAGCTATTTCACCGGAGTCTCCTCCTTCATGCGCTTCCTTAAATTTTAATTCTGCCATAGCAAGAGATCTTTCTGCGCCATACTTACTATGTTGATTCAATGCCTTTTGAGAATCCTGAACTAACTTAAGTAACCTTTGATTCTCCGTCTGAAGCGTTTGTGTATAATTAACCGCCTCACTTGACATTCTCTCCTGCTTCTCTTTAGCCCTGCGTTCCTCGTGGAATTCCCATTTTAGTTTCTTGATACGTTGTTGGGCGCGCCTTCCATACTGAGCAATCTCTTCGTCGGTGGCCACATCATCTTCAGAATCCTCAGATGCCGGGGGACGTTGATCATCTACGGGACGATCATCAACCACTTCTATATCTAACTCTTCCTGTTGCTCAGGAGCGGCTGCTGCCGGTGGCTCTATGGTAGTTCTTACGCCTAAAAACCTTTCTTCGTCTGCCATTCTTCCAGTTACTTCACTCATATTATGCCCTTTCTACGCCTCTGGGATCTTCTACGACCGCCTCTACAGTGTCATCGTTAATTAAACGGAATTCCCTACCATGAATTTTTATTCTTGTGCCACTAAATGCCCTGAACAAAACCCAATCTCCTACCTTACAGTATGGCCCAGTCGGGAATCGTGGGTAATTAGCGTAGGCATCCGGACCCATGCTCATTACATAGCCGACAATTGTTGCTATGTTTTCTTCGTGCATGGATTGTGCAGACTTGATGATACCGCCTTCCGTCTTCTCTTCTATGTCTGGAAGTGCGATTAGTAGCTTGTAGCCCCTAGGGTGGGGCAACTGTGTTGCAGTTGAAGTAGAGTCGTCTACGTCCTTAAATGTAATCTCTTCGATATCCATAACTCTGAGATTATCTTGTTCCTTGGCGAGTGTAGCCATACTTACCTCATTTTTAATTGTTGCGCTCCGTATGAGCGTTGCGTCCTACGAACTATAATTCAAGTATTTTATCTTCCAAATCAATGACTTCGCGTTCAGCCCAAGCTAAACCTTCTATAATACCGGTGATCTTGCGATACTCTTCCATATCCTTTGCAGATCCCACAGCTAAATGATCGGCCAACTCATTCATTTGGTTTCTGATTTTCTTTTTAAGTAATGAGAAAATATCCTCAGGCATTAGTTATTCCTCATTGTCCTTTGCTATTTCTCTTCCCAGCTTAATTCCTTCCAATTCCTGCGATGCATCAAATTTTATTTTATCTGCTCCGGACTTACTTTGCTCTACCTGAGTCTTTAGCTCCAATTCCTCGCGTTTCAACCCAAGCTCTGCTATGTCCAACTGTTGTTCTGTGCCCATTTTCTCTTCAAGCAGCGCGAGCTTCTGTTGATCCAATTGTTGTTTCGCCTGATCTGCCTGCGCCTTGCGCTGTTGATCCTGCTGTTGAATCTGGACTTCCTGCTGTCTCATTTGAATTATTGGATCCTGCTGTTGCTGTGCCTGCTGCTGGGCTTGAGCCTGTTGTTGTTTCTTGCCCATCATCTGATCTGCTGCATCGGCCACCAATGTACTGAGTCTCTTCTCCACATCTTCTGGAAGTGGCTGGCCCATAGGCGGTAGCTCTGTACCAAGCTCTTCTTCAATCTGTTTACGCATTATAAATGCCAAGTGTTCCCTGACATGTGCATCCAGCGCACCCATAATAGCTTGACCTGACGGACTGTTCTGTACTTGCTGGGCCATATCAGGATCATTCTTTAGCACCATGTGAACACGGTTATGTGCCTCATGATCCTGATATTGGTACACTTTGACTGGTTCCTGAGTCATTACAGCCTGATTCTCAGTAACCGGATCCTTAGCAGGTACTTCGTCGGGCATCGGTACGACCTTATCTGCATTTGGTATTCCGATCAGTTCCATCATCTGCCTGTGCAGTAATGGGAGGTCATACATATTTGGAGCCTGCTGTGCTAGTTGCAAGGCAGCTTGATACTGCATAATCCGTTGAGCCATAGATGAGGCGTTGGGATCCGACACAGGTACTATGTCAATACGATCATCGAAGTCTTCCGCCTTGATACCCTCACCAGCATCTGTTTCGTATGGATAGTCAGGGGTTGTATAGTCAGCAATGATCCTTGCAAGAATTTTATATTCCTGTTTTAAGCTGGCATGTATCCTTGCCTGTATAGCAGACTGCACCTTCATGGCACGTTCCATGATTGCAAGAGTGGTCCCAACAGGAGCATCTTGGTTCATGTCTGCTACTTTGAAATCAGCCATTGACGCAAAGCGTCTACCTTCTTCTACAATGTTTTGAAGTAACTGATACAAGACCTGAGAAGGTTCCTTATACGGAAGGAAAGTGATATTGTCACGGATGACACCACCCGGCACATCCACGTCCCGAAATTCTCCGGGCATGATTGGGGTGTCGTCTCCTTTGATTCTGAGTCCACGAGTCTTTAAGCCTCCGGGTAGGTTGGATAGTGTACCTGCATCAACCAGTTGTCTGAGCAAACTAGTGGCAGACTTGGCTAGTCCTCCAACCATATGGATCAAGCCAAGGTTGTAGAATCCTATACCGGGAACGTAGCCATAGTGTACGAAGTGTTGTTTCTTGGTCCTATGTTCGTCCTCTTCGTCCCAGTTTCTGTAGATAGACAGAATTGTATCACTAGATTTATCTATCGTGATAACATAAGGCAGTGCAACGCCATCGTCGTCTTCAAATCCCACCAAGTCTGCATCAACATGCATCTCAAGTAGTTGATGACGATCTTCTTTGTCATATGACGGTTTCACCCCACCAATATCATTAAACTTATCAGTGATAGGATTATCTTGGATAAATCCTGTTTGCAACTCTACATCACGGTAAAATCCACTGACTTGTAGTTTTTTAATCTGATTTGTACTGCGATTCATCACATGGGTATAACGCTCTGCCTGTTCTAAGTCCGCTTCGTTATATGCAACCACAAAATCTTCTGCGGGTACAAACATGGAAGTCGGTCTGCCCAAGGATGGGTCATAGTAGATCTTTCTGAATGCACTACCGGCTAATGGTAGGCTGAACAACAGTTTTTCTGTTTCTGATCTGTATTCAGTCATCACTTCAAGAAGCTGGTAGTTCATGTATTCTTGAACACGTTTCGCTTGGTCCATGCGCTCTTGAGTCTGTAAGCCCCAGCATTGAGTCTTTACCGGACCCTTAGCTGGCATAATCTCCTGAATCGTTTGACTCTGGAATCTGACTACAGCTTCAGATAGCATAGGGTGGAATACACCACAAGCTCCCGACCAAGGAGTTGTACGCTCTTCAATCGTCAAGCCTAGCTGGTCTAGTCCTTCTTCGTAGGTTTGCTCCCAGTCGCCTCTGCTATTTTTATCAGAGTCGAACTTTCCAACGAGGTCTACTGCAAGAGTACGGAGTTCATCATCATCCATGATCTCCGCTAGATTGCTTTCAAAATTAACCTCTGGCATTCCTTCATCGGAGGTGGGATCGAAATCAATTTCAATACCGCCATCTTCGAGTTCGGTAACCAGTGAGTCTTCTGGCACCATCCCCTCTTCTTCGACGACTACGAGTCCTTCTGGACCCATATCAAAATCATCTTGGTTGAGGAGACTGCCTAGGGGTTTATCTACCGCCATCTACACCTTCTTTGATTTAAGCGCCTTAAACACTATGCCAGCATAACACCTTATAGTCAATAATAGTCAGCTTTTCTCATCGGCAATAAATCATCCCAAGGCTCATCACTGTCTAGATTTATGAAGCCACCTTGCCGAAATCTGAGCAATGCCTGTGTAGATGAATCTACTAGATCATCATGATCTCCGGTAGGAAACGCAGCAAATTGCTCCACTACTTCTTCTGCCCACCTTTTCTTGGGTGCCCACACACGACCACTGTGAAAGAGGTCTGATACAGCATTTACTCTAGCGATCTTATCCTTACCCCTGCCGGGCGTATATTCTGCCACTGGTATACCTATTCTTCTTAGTTCAAAGATCAATGGGCTTCCAGCAGCCTTTGCTTCGACAATACACGCGTCAGGTTCGTACTCTTTGTACATCTCATAGGCGCGTTGCTTTAGATCTGGAAATTCTAACCGTTCCTGCAATGCATCCAATAAAATTATGTTCGCTTCTTTGTCTTCTGTATAGAACACACCCCAAGTTGTGCAAGCACTGTAGTCAGCAGTTTCTTTCGCCAAGAAAGCTGTGTCCCATGATTGAATAATAAACTCACAGTCAGGGGGATCTTTTTTCTCCCAGTCCTTCCACCACTCACGTTTGATGATGGCACCTTCTTCAGACGTAGGATCCTGCTGATACTGGGCACTCCACTTACCAAGGGGTAGCTCTGCTCTCAATGCTTCGAGTTGATCTAACGGCCAGAAGCCCGGCCATAACGGTTTTCCACTAGGAAGGATGGCAGGCAGTTCAATTATTTCCCACTCATCACTACCACCCCTTTCTACAGATGCTTTCAAAATGCTTCCCGTTAAATCTTTCTTTGACCAACGAGTCATCACCAAGCAGATCGCACCACCGGGCTGTAATCTCTGACGTGGACCTGACGTATACCATTCATAGGTCTTGTTATAAACAGAGGGATCGTTTTGTGCGGCTTCCTGTTCAGAATGTGGGTCATCCACGATCAGGATGTCTGCGCCCTTACCTGTTACAGCACCACCTACACCAATAGCAAAGTAATCACCACCCTTGTTCGTGTTCCAACGACCAGCCGCTTTCGAGTCCGCACTCAGCTTCACCCCTGAAAATATCTTTTCATAGTCTTGGGATCCAACCAAGTTACGAACCTTACGACCGAAACCCACTGCAAGCTCTGCTGTATGCGCTGTCTGGATCACCTTCTTATCTGGAAACTTTCCCAAGTACCAAGCAGGAAACAAATGCGAAGCAAATTCTGACTTGGTGTGTCGTGGGGGCATGTTGATGATCAGTCTCTTCAGTTCACCCTTGGCAATACGATTAAACGCATCTGCCATCACTCTATGGTGATCCCCTTCAATAAAGGCAGGCCATACTTCCTTAACAAATGCAAGGAAATCATCATGCGAATCCTCGCGAACCTTAGCTTCGTTCAGTTCCTCAATCAGTTGAAGGATCTGACGTTGCTTCTCAAGCGGAAGTGCTTCAAGGTTCATTCACGCATTCCTGATTATATGATTGATTGCCCCACCAGCATTGATGGATACTCCCAACACAGGACATAGATGCAAGAACTACCAACAAAACAAACAACTTCATCCCAGAACAACATCCTCATATTGAGCCTCTATCCATACTTTCGCACCACAAGACAACGGTTTATCCGGAGAATAGACCACCCTTGAAGGACCACCGATAGTAACATGCGTCGCATACTCATTGCTTTTATATGTCTTCACTGTAATTACGGGCTCCCGTTCTCCAGTCTTTGCATTACTGCGTACCTTATGCTGGTTAATATGGATCTTAGCTTTCATTCCGCTTCAGACATTTTAATCAGAAAGGCAGGAGTCTTTTCACCATGCCAACCACCAAGTTGGTTGTAATAATAATGATCCAACGCCTCCTCATGCGTTAACCCGTCCTCACTTATCAGTTTCGCGATTACTTTTTCGCGATCATACACCACAATTGGCTCGTCTATGCCAAATCGTTCCAATATTCCCAAGATACAATCATCGAACCCGTCCATAATTAGAGCGTCTTCTGCGCCTAGGTCGGTCAAAGTCTCTGTCAGCGTCCGATTCATATTCCCCTCTCTCTATTACAATGTGAGCCAAACTATACCACAAATCACTATTACCCGGATACCCCAGTTTCGCAAGGTACTCCTCCAGTATTACATCAGAACTCTTTCCGATTACCCTGATTTTTGTGGGACTACCCCAGCGAACAAAATAATCCGGATATTTATCAACCAGTTCGTCTGCACTAAAAGAAATATCTTTAGGATGCCGCTGTAGGGCACTCCTCTTCTTCGCTATTAGGTAAACCCTAACAGCCTCGTCTAGCACAGTTTCAAGATCCGGTAAGTCATCCACGATCTAATATACCCTATATAGCCCAAAATTTGCAAAAAAATTTTCAAGATAAAAGGCATAGCCCATTTTTTAGTGATATAACGAGCAAAACAATGTTTTTGGGTTAGGGAAAAAAAATTCGCGAAAAAGGGGTGGTCCCCCCTACTACCCTGTTGACATCGTGACATCGTTAATGGAGCTTTAGGACATAA